CGTCGCGGTCCTACAGCTACGGTAGCCTGTCCGAACAGATGCGCCAGCTAAAGGCCGCCCTAGCACTGCTGGACACCCAGGGCTGCACCGCCGACCTAATCCCATCTGAGCCTGGCCCGCAGGCCGCCATGTATGTCGTCACTGGGAGGCGTTATTGATGTCCACCTTGGCGAATTGGAGCTACGTCGAAGGCCCGGTCACCATTTGGCCGACAGGCGGTACCGACGCATGGGGGCAGCCGGTTGGTGCGCCTCCCTACCTGATTCCGTCAGTCGATTATCAGTTTGGCGGCGATGTCAGGCGCGACGACAATGGAGCTGAATTTGTGCCGCGCATCACGATTTATTTCGAGGCGGATTTTGGATCTGAACTGGTGCCGCAGCGGGAGTGGTATCTCAAGCTGGGAAGTCATCTTTCTGACGCCACCCCGCCCAGCGATGCCGAGCGAATCCGCACTGTGGAGGCGCACCCAATGACTAAGTTCGGCGCCGGCGAGATCCCCGATTGGATCATCACTACTTAACACAGCAACGATACAAGGGCGGTCATGTCTGAGAATATGGACACACGACTTAGCAAAGCCGAGTGGAGACTGGAGGCGCTGGAGAGCAGTCAACAGCGGCAAGATGCACGGATGGCCGCGCTTGCTGATCGTATGGAAACGCACCACCGAGAGGTGATGGGCGCCATTGGTAGCCTGAGAGACGAGCGGGCGAGACAGCAGGGCGCGGCAGAGGCCAGGCTGTCTGATGCGCAAAAGACCCGCGACCGTATGAAGGCCGTGAGCCTGATTCTGGGTATTATTGCGACACTGGCGGCGCTCGGGTGGATCAACACCAGCCGCGCCGCTATCGTGCCCACCAGCGCTGATCAGCCGCCGATTCCGACGCAGCATCACACGAGGGAGCTTCCATGAGCCGCGTAACGGGCGCAAGCGAGGTGCGCGAAAACTTCCGCAGGGCGCTAGGGCGAATCCGTGGATCAATGACGGAAGAGACGATTACCAAAATATTGATCGTCGCTGCCGGTTATGCCAGTGCCATGACGCCCGTTGCCACCTCTGCGCTAATTAATAGCCAATACCGAAATGTCAGCATCACCATCAATGGAGCCCGTGGTGAGATTGGATACGGGGCCAATTATGCCGAGTATGTTCACAATGCCCCCGGCGCGCTATTGGGCACTGGCACCCCGCGATACCCGGCCAGTCTTGGCACCGTTTGGGGTCCAAACGCAGAGCCCGAGTTCCTGACAAAAGCATTTGAGCGCGACGGACGATCCGATATTGAGGCGCTAATCAGGGAGGGCTACCGTATATGAGCGAGCTGTTGCCCAGCGTCCGCGACCACTTAGCCGATGCTGACTTGCTGGATGGATACAGGGTGCTGATGTACCGCTGGACGGACTCAGAAGGAACGCCGACCATCGTATTCATGCGCTCAGGGGCTGGTGGCGCATCCGATTATTTGGTTCAGCGCCCGGATGTGCGCATTGTTCTAGTCACTGGAAGCGCATCCGACGTTCGTGCCGGCGAAGTTCGCATGCACCACATCCTGAGATACCTGCGCCATTCCTACAAGGCGGCTGGCGTGCTACACTTTCAGCCAATGAGCGGCGTTATCGGCCCGAGTTATTTGGAAAATGGCCGCGGCGTTTTTGAGCTGAATATTCGATGTTTGACCGACGATCAGTAACCCCACGCGAGGTATTACACCATGAGCATTACACTTTCCCCTACTGGCGCCTTCGTTGGCCGTGATACGGTCGTCGAGTTTGCCATTGTACCGCCCGACACCACTCCGACTGATTTGGACTGGAAGATCCTCGGCTGCACTCGGTCCAAAGCCATCAACCTTCAGTGGGACGAGGTGGATACTACCTCCTCCTGCACCGAAGGCAATATCCGCGAATCTCTCGTTACTTACAAGAACGAGACGTTTTCGTTCGATGGCGTATCAAGCGCCGACGAAACCAAGAATCAAGAAGCGCTGTATCTGCATATCCGCAATCCCGATGGCGGCCAGCCCACCGGCTGGATGCGATTCTCCGACCCGCGCAGCTCTACCGAGATGCTGGTTCTGGAGGCGCCGGCGCTCTTCACCCAGTTCAACAAGACGCGCAACTATGATGCAGAGGCCACCTTCTCCCTTGAAGGCCGGCTGATTGGCAGCGGCACTGTGACCGAGGTGGTCGTCGGCGGAGCGACTGTACCATAATGGCCAACGTCGCGGCGGGCGAGCTGGGCGTCGTCGTGGATGGGCGGGAATATGTTTTCCGCCCATCTTTCCGCGCCCTGTCAGAGCTAGGCAGTGCCGAAGAATTGGCGGCACTACTGGATAGAATCCAGAGGGCGAACGCGAGTGGCTTTTCTGCCGCGTTGGCTGTTCTGTCTGTCTGCTGTGATGACGACGATGTTGGCGACATCATTGGGTTCTATCGCGAAGTGGCAGGGCGTCTTCGCTATGTGCAAAAGCGTCTCCCTTGGGAGGATGTGTACGTGATTGGCGTCCGATGCCTAGTGAATGGCATGGTGGGCAGTCTTGAAAAAGCCAAGCGCATCAAGCCAACGGACAAGCCGCCGCGCAACTTCGATCCTGCCGAATTCGCCAGCGCCGCGATGGTTCATCTTGGATTGAGCCGGGACGATGCCTGGGATATGACCATGGTGGAATTCCAGCGGGCCATGATGATCAAGCACCCCGACATGGTGCAGGACTTGCCGACAAGCCACGAGTATCGCACCGCCATCGATACCGTAAAGCGTATCCGCGAGCGCGCCAAGGGGCAGTCAAATGGCTGAGAATGTCGGTGGGATTTACTACGAAGTGGACGCCGACACCTCCGGGCTGCTGCGGGCCGAGAAGGAGGTGGATCAGTCTACGCGCAAGGTAGAAGATCGCCTGAAGAAGTCCACCAGCGCAACGGACAAACAGGGCGAGTCTTTCGGAAAACTGAATCCCATCACGCGGGCGGTTCGCCAGGAGACAGATCGCCTGTCCGGCAGCGTCCAGCGAGCGGGGCAAGGCTTCAGGCGAGCGCACGCCATGGCAGCCGGATTCGCTGCGCTGCTAGCAGGTTTGGCCACGGGCGCGATGGTGCAGTTTGTCCGCACAAGCCTTGATGCGGTAGACGCTCAAGCCAAACTTGCAGCCCAGCTAGATGCCACCATTGGCGGCCTTCGCGGCTTGCAGCTTGCCGGTAATGACGCGGGCGTATCAACAGGCGCCATGAACTCCGCCATTGAACGCCTGAATATGACGCTGGGGCAGGCTGAGAGGGGCGCTGGCACCGCAGGTGATGCGCTCGACAGGCTCGGGCTGTCTGCTCGCGAGCTGACCCAGATGGACGTTGATGAGCGCATGGCGGCCATTGCCGACCGTATTCAGGCGATGGGCCTTTCTGGCGCGCAGACTGCCGATGTGCTGCGCCAACTTGGCATCCGGCAGCGAGAACTCGTCAACCTGATGCGCAACGGCGGGGACGCCATTCGTGCCGCAACTCAGGAAATCGAAGACTACGGGCTGGCCATCGAGGCGGTGGACGCGGCCACCATCGAGGCGGCAAACGACGCGCTGAGTCGGGTTGGCATGGTGATGGAATCCATCCGCCAACAAGTGGCGGTGCAAGTGGCGCCCATCATCCTTGAGCTGGCCGACAACTTCAACTCAGCGGCTCGTGAGGCTGGCGGATGGGGCAGTGTGGTGTCGATTGCTTCCGAGCAGGCCGTTACATCGGTCGCCAAGGTCGCGGACACCTTTCATAATGTGCGGGTGGCAGTAAAGCAGGGTGATGTGGCCATTGCCAACATGGAGCTTGGCTTTGCCAGGTTTGCCGAAGGCGCATGGCGATCGGTTGGTAGATTCCTTGACTCGTGGGCCGAAGGGCTCAACAACATTATCAGCATCCTGAACCGAATCCCCGGCATGGGCGGTATTGAGCAAGTCGGCTCATTTACCTCCGGTGGCTTCATGCAGGGCATTATAGATCAGGCCGATATTGCACGGGGGCGCTTTAACCTCCTGCAAATGGAGCTAAATGAGCTAGCCAATCAGGAGCTTCCCTCCGACAAGATCGAAGAATTTTTCGAGCGAGTCGAGCGCCGACGCCAAGAAATGATCGATAGCATTGATCGAGACGGCGGCATCCTTGGCGATCTTGGATTAGACGAAGATGGAGCATCAGGGGCAAGCGCCGCCGCCGGTCAGGTTGAAAATAGTATCGACGATTTGTCTGGCGCATACGACAGGCTTCTGGACAGGCTTTTCCCGATTCAGGCGGCGCAACGCCAGTTCAAAGAAGAGCAGATGTTGCTGTCGGCAGCGTTCATGCAAGGCCGCATTGACGTAGACGAATACCGAGAGGCATTGCAGCGCCTGGAAGAGCAGGCCCGCAACACTGGCGACGTCTGGGATAGCTACGATTTGTTCCGTGGTGATGTGGGCGATCAAGACCAATCGTTCTGGGAGCAATGGCTCGAAGGAGCCGAAAACGCCTTCACGAACTTTGACGAAATGGCCGCCAACACGGCTGACCGATTCACGTCCGCGTTTGGTTCTGCGTTCGAGCGTATGATCTTTGATAGCCAGTCTGCCGGCGATGCATTCCGGGGGCTGGCTGATACCATGCTGCGCAGCGTGGTGAGGTCGCTGGGTGAGATGGCGGCGCAGTGGGTGGCCTATCATGCGGTGCAGATGGCACTGGGGCGCACCAGCGAGGCCGCCGCCATTGCAGGGGCTGCTGTTACAGGCTCCAGCATCGCAGCCGCCTACGCCCCTGCTGCTGCCATGGCCTCGCTGGCATCGTTCGGGGCTAACGCCGCGCCCGCGATGGCCGGCATCAGCTCTACAGTGGCAACAGCGCAGGGGCTCGCTATGGTGGGCATGGCCCACGACGGCATCGACAACGTACCGCGTGAGGGCACTTGGCTGTTGGATAAGGGCGAGCGCGTGGTTGGCGCGGACCTTAACCGCGACCTTGGCAATTTCCTGGAGCGTCAGGGCAATGGTGGCGGTGGCCATCAAGGCGCCCAGCCCGCCCCGGTATTCGTCAACGTGATCAATAACAGCCCGGCTAGTGTCGACGTGCAGGAGCGGACAGGCGATGACGGCAGCCGTCAGATTGAAGTCCTTGTCTCTGATATCATGGGCGACGGACAGGTTAGCCGCGCCATCCGTAACAAATTCGGCCTATCCCCGAGGGGGCGCTAATGGATTACCCCAGCCAACTCCCCGCCGCCTTACAGCAAGGCCACCGCGTACAAGTTACCTCGCCGCTGCTGCGCTCCACGCTGGCCAGCGGCAGGGCTCGCCAGCGCCGGGCCTATACCAGCGTCCCGCAAACCGTGTCGCTTGAGTGGATCATGACCAATGGGCAGGCGCAGCTCTTTGAAGCGTGGTACCGCTGGGCTATTAATGATGGGGCGAGCTGGCACCAGATGCCCGTCAAGACCGCTAACGGATGCCAGTCCGAGCAGGTGCGTTTTACGGACGTCTACGAAGGCCCTGTGATGGTGAGCGGCAAGCTGCTGCGCTACCGGGCCGAGGTGGAGATTTTCGAGCGCCGCACCCTGCCCGAAGAATGGCTGATTCTGCCTGACATGATTGCCGGCATGGATATTCTTGACCTTGCTGTTAACAGGGAGTGGCCCGCCGCATGAGCATTCTGGACGAGGTGTATGCCAGTGCGCCGGATGATGTGGTGCTGATTCCCACCATCGAACTAACGGCGCCATCATTTGCAGAACCCATCCGCAACTGCACCGGGTTCGAGGATATTGAGGTCGGGCTGGATGGGGGTGGCACGGCGACTTTCATCGCCTCTGGCCTCGATGTGGCGCTCCCCGCGAAGGACGAAAGCGGGCAACAGAACCTTGTGTTCGCCATCGAAAACGTCACCGGCGAGGCGCAAGCGGTCATCGATACGGCGCTCGAAAACGGCGAGGTCATTGAGCTGATTTATCGGCTTTACCTGTCGGACGACCTATCCCAACCGGCAGAAACGCCGAGGAGAATGGTCATCATCGACGCCAGTTTTTCGGCATCGCAAGTGCAGGTGACGGCGAGCTATAACGACATCATCAACCGGGCGTGGCCGAGGCGACGTTACACGCCAGATTTCGCGCCGGGGTTGCGCTATGTATAGCGTGCAGTGGTATCTCGAAAACGTCCGATACACTGACGGTGGGCGCGGGCCTATCGAATGCGACTGCTATGGCATGGCAAGGCTGGTGCGCCATCACATGTACGGCCTTCCACTGCTGCCCGAGTATGCTGGCGTTGACCCCACTGACAAGGCGGATGCGGCCCCAAAATTGCGCCAGGTGGTGGCATCCATGTCCCCATGCGGTGAGGTGGCCAGCGCATTTGTGCTGGCCTATAATGGTGCCATAGGCGGGCATTGCGCAGTGTTGGTGGAGATGGATGGGCGCATGGGCGCGCTAGAATGTGATACTCATATCGACGCAAGGTGGACCCCGCTTCGCAAGTGGCGGCGGCTGTGGTCCCGGCTGGAGTTCTACACATGATTCGCATCTATCCCAGCCTGTTGCAAGGCGAGCCAATCGAGAAGCACGATATAAAGCGCCGGCAAACGCTGGCCGAGTGGCTGGCCGATAACGTCAACGGATTTGATATCGAGCGCGACTATCATCCCATTGCGGTGGAGATTGAGGGCGAATATATCCCCGCGCCAGAGTGGTCTGCGCGGCATATCTCGGCAGAGTCTGCTGTTGACATCCGCATCATGCCGCAGAAGAGCGTAGGCCGGGCCATTAGCCGAGCGGTTAGCAGTGTGGCAAGCGCCATAGGGTCGGTCGTCAACGCAGTGGTTGATCTTGTTAGTAGCCTGTTTTCATTCCTGACGCCATCCGTACCAGGGCAAAATGTCAGAGCAGGCCGGCAGGGAAGCTCCATCTATGACCCCAACGCTCAGGCCAACCAGCCAAAGCTAGGCGGCGTCATTCCGGAGATTGCAGGACAACACAAGACATTCCCCGACTATCTCAACCAACCGCGCCGATATTTTGTCAATACCCGAACGCTCGCGGTGGACATTTTCACCGCCATTGGGGTGGGCGAGTACCTTGTGCCACAAACGCAAATCCGCATTGGTGCCACTCCACTGGCGTCACTTGGCCAGCAGGTCAACCTGTCCATTTTCGGGCCGGGGCAAAATGTCACCAGCCACCAGGCGCACCGCGTCTGGTACAACGCACCCGAGGTAGGAGCAAGCATTGGCAGCGGGGCTGGACTTCGACTAAGGAGCCCGTCTGACGTTACGCTAGTGTGGGCCGTTGGTAGTCTTGATGTCGCCAATGGATCGCTAACTCGCGTAACAGGCGCGACTGTTCCGGGTGATTGGTCAGTTGGCCTGGAGTTATCAATTCTGATTCCCCGTCAAATCGTGGCCAATCCGCCACCAGCGCCAGAAGACCCCGAAGACCCGCCGCTAGTCCATGCGGTGTTTACGGGGCAGTTTGCGGACCTGGGTCTGTCGAATGGCGACGAAGTGGTTATTACGGGCAGCGCACTCTCTGGCAGCTATATCGTGGATAGCGTTTCGGCCACCGAGCTGACGCTGGATTATCCCGACCTTTCCCCGGTAACATCGCCCGCGAGCGGCACTTATATCGCTACCATTGATAGGGCTGGCGCCAGGTATCGGATCGATTCAATATCCGAAACCGGAACAGCCCCCAACATCTTGAGGACAGGTATTACCGTCACAAAGCTACTGCCCAGCGGCGACGAAGATACCGGATGGCTGGGATGGAGTTCTCAGCGGGTGACAAACGCCACCATCCGCATGTCAGACGATGCGGTGAATGGCGATTGGTCGGGGCCGTTCCTTGCCTGTCCGCCAGGCGAAACCGTATCTAGCATCGAGTGGGATATTTTCGCACCTCAAGGGATGGGGAGAGTTCGAGACAATGGTTCTATCGAAAGCCGAACTCGCACTATTGAGCTGCAATGGCGGGCGCAAGGGGCGTCGGATTGGACGAGCGATGCGCGCCAGGTAGGCGGCGGAACTCGTGACCAGCTAGGCTGGACGTTCACCACCAATTTCGGATCGCCCATCACGCCAGAAGTGAGGGTTCGCCGCACAAGTGCCGAAGCAACCGAGGTGCAAGACCTAGACCGCCTGGAGTGGATGGCGCTTAAATCGAGGCTATCCGTATCCCCGTCATCCTATCCCGGAATCACCACGATGGCGCTGACTATCGAGGGGAGCGACACCATCTCAGGCCAGTCCGAGAACCGCATATCGTGTGTGGTGACTCGCCTGTTGGACGGCTCGCCCACGCGCTCGATCGCCGACTGGTTCCGCTATGTGGCGCTCGATAGCGGCTGGCAGCCGACCGAGCTGGATCAAGCCGAGCTAGATAGACTTGATAACACATGGTCGGCACGCGGAGAGACGTTCGATTTTGTGCAGGATGACGAGGACACCACGAAGGAGGTTCTGCGCCGGTGCCTGCGCGCAGGGATGGCCGAGCTGACGGTTCAAGACGGCCTACTGACTCCGGTAAGGGACGAGCCGCGTTCGACATTTGAGCACCTTTATACGCCGCAGAATATGCTTTCTGATGGGCTGCGCCGGCAGGTGTCGATGATCCGCCCCGATGATATTGATGGCGTTGACGTGGAGTATTTCGACCGGAATTCATGGACTAATGAAACCGTGGAATGCCGCATGCCGGGTGACTCTGGCGTCAGGGCCGAGAAAATCCGCCTTGAGGGTGTGACCAGCCGAGTGCAGGCGTGGCGCATTGGGATGCGGGAGCGCCGGCAGCAGCGATATCGCCGATGGATCTATCAGTTCGCCACAGAGCTGGATGCGCTTAACTCCAACTACCTGAGCTACTGCGCGCTGGCCGATGATGTGCCAGGGTATGGGCAGTCTGCGCTTATCAAATCAGTATCGGGCAATACGATAGAGCTTTCTGAGCCCGTCCCTGCTGATGCTGATGTGATGGCGTGGCGGCGGCCAGATGGCACGCTGTCCGGACCATGGGCAATTACCAGTTCGGCGGGATTTTCTGCTATAGTTGACGCAACCGAACTGCCTGCAGTTGACTGGAAAAAAGAGCTGCCGCATGCACTATTTGGCACCACTGAGCGATGGTCATTCCCGGTGCTGATTACCTCCATCCAGCCACAAGGGTTTGATAGGGTGCAGGTGCAGGCCGCCAACTATGACGAGCGCATTTATGCCGACGATGACAACACGCCTCCGGCTTGAGGATAGGACATGACGACATTTAACACAGGCAACCCGATTGGCAGCACAGACCCCCGCGACCTTTACGATAACGCGCAGGTCATCGACGACTACGCTAACAGCGGGGACGCGACGACTACGGATAGGCTGGGGGTGGAGCGAGCCACCATCGCGGGTATTGACGCGGCTGCGCGTAATGCCATCGCCAATGCGGGCTATGAGTTCGTAGGCGACTACGCTGCCGGCATCGAGCTTACCGCCTATAACCAAGTGGTGCGCGACACAAGCGGGGAGTTCTGGCGCGTTTCTGGCTCGACTGCACTGCCTTACACCACTACTGGCACAGGCATGTCCGAGGGCGGGGCGTTTGTGACAGTGGGTGATGCGGCGTTGCGGCAGGAGTTGGCTTCGCCGGGTGGCGGGGATTTGGTTACGGTAACCACCTCCACCGGCACGCAGACGGTGGGCGAGGCGTTGGATCGCCGCGTCATCTACGTTGACACCATCGCTGATTTGCAGGCGCTGGATACAAGTGCGTTGGTGGATGGGCAGGCGGCGAGGGTTAGCACCACTGGCAGGGCTGGTGATTTTATCTGGCGGGCTGGTGATTTTTCAGACGAGATTGAAAGCGACCCCGGTGCCGGTATCTGGATGGGAGGGCTGGGGGATGGCGGCGCCTGGTTCAGAACGGATAAAAAGATTTTGTTGGAGCATTATGGCGTAGATGGGTCTTTTTCTGGAGATATTTCAGAAATCATTGAGCACGCTGTAAGCCAAAAAGGCAATATTTCAACGCTTTTGACAAAAGAAAATTCTTTGAATCAATCCCGAGGGATCTTTGTCAGCAAGTCAAATGTCGATGTTGACTTGAACGGAGTTGTAATTTCATATTCTGGAACAGAAGCCAATGCGTTCGCTATCGAAGGTAGCGATGGCCCCGAGCTTCCCCTAACCGCTAACACAGTGAGAGGCTCTTTTACAGTAAGCCTAGATAACTCTCAGGGCGAACTTCAAAGCGGAGATATTGTAAGAATTATCTCAGATGAGCTTTCTTTCCCTGGCGCAAGGGCTTTCGACACCAAGTACGAAATTGCAACTGTTGAATCTTCGACAGATTCAAGTATTCAGCTTTTAGAGCCTACTTTCTTTGTACATGCTACATCCAATAGCGCGCGAGTCGTAAAGATAAACGCTATCCGCAACGTCCGCATTTCTGGTTACTCCCCTGTCAATGAAAACGATGACGTAAAAAGAGGCATTTATTTATCCAGATGTGTTAACGCAAACATTGCCGCCTGCTCGCCCGAAAAATTCAACAACTCCTGCATAGAGCTAGATTATGTATATAGGGGTGAGGTGTCGTCGTGTTCGCCCGTGATATACAAGGACACCGATGGTCTTAATTACGGAATAACAGCATACCGATCTAGGTATGTTGCAGTTATTGAAAACTCCGTCGTATCCAAAAGAACGGCGATAGACCTAACTCGACTGTCTAGCGATTGTTATGCTTCGAACAATACCGTAGTTGGCAACATTAACACGCACACAGTTTACAACTGCGTAATAAATGGAAACACAATCAGGGAGGGCAGTATTTTTATTCGCGGCCCTCAAAACACAGTAGACGGAAACAACATGATTTCGACTTCTAGGTATTCAGGAATAGTAGTTGAAGAAGCGGGAAAAAGTGGTCCGTCAGTAATAAGCAATAACGTCTTTTTCGGCAGGTGGGCATCCTCTATTTTTGGGGGCAGAAAAGAAACCTTTACTGGGAATAGCTTTACAGTAACCTCTGTTTCAGAGGTTGGCACTTCTGGTGTTCGACCAATGTTTAGGGCAAACCCCGGCAGTGTATCCGCAGGGGATGCGGGAGATGGCGTCTACTTCAACAACAACGTCTTTTCTTATGTTGGCAACGAGTCGGGCGTTCAAGTTATTAACTATAATTTGGTGGCAACTTCAATATCAAATGCAATATTTTCTGGGAATCAAATCAGCGGATTTTCAATAGCTTTTGACGTGTCTCCGCTATCTGACATTGCAAGTTCGAAAAATTTGATTATAGCGGGGAACTTAGTAGTTGGTAGCGAAATTGGTGTTAAATATCGATTAACTGACAATGTGTCAATCTGCAACAACGTATTTGACAGCCGGGGGGCTTCGTCCTCAATCCAATCCATCCAGTGGCAAAGTGGCGGATCGTCAAACAGGGCGGGCTTGATTATCAAAAACAACATCGTGGATGGCACTCTCGGCCCCAACGATCCAGGCGCGCGATACACAAGCAAAGATATTAGCCAAAACCAAGTTTATTAATCTGGGCCTACAGGGAGCGCCATGATCCTCCAAACCAAAACCCTCTTCATCAGCGCGGGTCACTCAGACAGCGACCCCGGCGCGGTGGGGAATGGGCATACTGAGGCGGGCATCGTGCTTGATTTCCGTGATGCCGTAGCCGACGAGTTGCAAGGTAAAGTCGTGTTCGCCAAGGACGGCGAGCGCGGCCAGAACCTACCGCTGCGCGATGCGGTGCGGATGGCTAGCGAGCATGATGTGGCGGTGGAGTTCCACTGCAACGCTTTCTCTAGCCCCGCCGCAACGGGCGTGGAAACCCTATCCGCCCGCGAGGACCACCCACTAGGTGAGGCCATTTGTGAGGCGGTGAGCGAAACGCTGGGCATTGCCAACCGTGGTGCGAAGGGCGAGTCAAGTGGGCAACATAGCCGCCTGGCATTCATCCGCGATGGCGGCGGAATCATCGTTGAGCTATTCTTTATCACTAACCCCAATGATGTGGCGGCCTATTTTCGTCATAAGCGCGCACTGGCTCAGGCGGTGGCGCGAGTGCTGATTGATGAGGTGGCGCCGCCGAGGAGTGAGGTTTTATGAAAGCAACCAAAGACGCCGACCAGTGGTACAAGAAATGGTCTACCTGGGCGGGCGTGCTATCGGCATTGTCCGCCATTCAGGAGCTGTTGCCGCTATGGGAGGGCATCATCCCCGATGGGTATTTCCTGATCGCCAGCGCCGCACTGGCAACGGCTATCCCGCTGCTGACCAGCATCAAACAGGCCAACATCCGTGAGTAGGTTATGGGGCTGGCTCGCCTTCGCCATCACACTGCTGGGCTCGGCGCTGCTGTACATGACGGGCCAGCGGAACAAAGCCCGCGAGACAGCCAAGCGCGCCCGTGTGGCGGTGCAGGCGAGCGAGGCTAACCGCCAGGCCGACCATGCGGCGCGCAAGGCTCAGGAAGCGGCCAGGGCGCAATCGAAGGAGGTGCAGAGTGAAGCGGACGAGCGCGATAGCGGGACTCGGCCTAGCGGTACTCTTAGGCGTTAGCGGGTGCGCGCGGACTGAGTACGTGGATATTCGCCCGCAATGCACGCCACCAGCGCAGCCGGCGCTACCCGTTGTTGAGCGAGGTGAGCTTTGGGACGCATTAGGCGATACGAAATACCGGGTGCTGGAGCGGTATATCAACGGGCTGTGGGCGTATGCCGACGAGCAAGCGGCGCTACTAGGCGAATTGTGCAGCGAGTAGCTGCCCGCTGGTGGGTCCGATATCTGGTGCTGAGGGCAATCATATGGATTGTGTGGCGATGACCGACGATGAGCTGGTAGCGCTGGCAGTTAAGGCGATGGATGGCTGGCAGTTTTGGCGGGACGATGCGTTGAACGTGGTGGAGTTGACGGGCGCCAACGAGGCGCCCTTTTTGTGGGAGGATTAGTCGTCGTACAGCGACCACCACTCAGCGATCTTTGCACCACAGGCCGGGCATTTTTTCTTGCGCTCAAATGCATCGGTTGCCTTAAAGTCGCTGCTGCATT